TCAGTTGCTTCTATTTGTTGTTACATAAGCGGCGGCAATCTCATAAAAGGCATCCGCTTTTTCTTCAATAGGGTGACGGTACTGATCAAGGCCCAGCCAGTACCCCATCAGCGGAGCATCCTCTAAAATATGCTTGATTTCATGAAAAAAAACGCTGCGCAGGGCACAAGGGGTGAGGCATTCATTGGCAACGATGTAATATCTGCCTTTTCTGCTGTGCCAGACGAAAGCATGGATTGCACCGTCCATCAGCAGTACCTTAGTGCGAATGTTGTAAGACCGTAATACTTCCTCAATGTTGCAATCCGGTTCAAAGAGACAGTAGAGCATTTCGTAATTGTGCATAGTTATACCAGCCTTCTGGTCGTATTCTTATAACTTGCAGGAGTGTTGGAGAGGAAGGATCAGCTTTCATCAGACTCTTCCTCTTCAATCATTTTAATAATTGTCATCATTTGCCGAATGGCTTTCGGCGATGCGCTCTTGACTTGCTTTAAGAATAACTGCAGGTCAGGGCGTTTTTTTGTTTCCAGCCAAAAGGCAAGCAGCTCCGGATCTTCATCCAGGGCCTGATCAATCTTGCTCATCGTTTCGGCAGTGAAATCGCCGGTGGTATCGGTGCGGCCAAGCAAAAAGTCGGTCGTCACCTGGAAGAAATCAGCAAGGCTTTGCAAGGTCACAAGATCGGGCTCGCGTGTCCCTTGCTCGTAGTTATTGAGCCTGCCTCTAGTTAAGCCGGTTAAATCGGCCAGTTGTTGTTGGGTTAACCCCCGTGCGCTACGTAACTCGGCAAGCCGTAATGCATACTGCGGTTTGATCATAAGCACACCACCTTGTCTCTATTATAAAAAACAGAACGTATCTAAGCAATAATGGAAACAAAATGTTTCAAAAAGACTTGACTGATACAAAATGTGTCGTTAAAATGATCTTAGATACAAAATGTATCAATAAATGAATCGCATAAATTAAATGAGGTGATCGTATGACAATCCACTATTTTCTCATTAACTATAGGAATTCTGGTAGATATGGCCGTATTGCGGTTGAAGGGGAAAAAGAAGAAATAGAAGTGTATCTGTGCAAATGCAGCAATGATGTTCGCTATATAAAGAGCGGAGAAACAATAAAACGACATGAAAAGGGAAAAAGAAAGCTCGATTGTGGTATTATCCGTGGTTTTTTCTTTGTTGTTGATATGATTAGCAGTCTCCGTACTAAGCGATTAAATTATGCCGCAGATAAAAGGCATAGGGAGGTGTGTTGAAATAGATAAGCTGGAAAAAATACTGAGGGATTTATCAGATGGAATGATTAGTGAGGAAGAATGTATTCATATTCTTCAATTGGAAGCGCATAGTGAAGATAGTAAAGCTGATGCAAAGCAGTATACTTTGCTGATGCGGCGCGGGGCTGTTCTTGTTGAAAGCTATATTGGGATATATGGAAAAATGCCTGATGAAATGCTGATTGAACAAGAGAATTTAAATGAAATGCTTAAGCTTGTTGCGGATATTAAAGCAATATTACTGCCGGAAGAATATAAGCTGCTTTATCTGTGGACCGTGAAGAAGTTTAGCTTTGAGCAAATCGCAAAACGACAAGGTACTTACAAAATGCAAATCCATCGGAGGTTAATGAAAATTCGTAAGAAGCTGTTACAATATGCAGAAAAAAATAAGTATATAGTGAAGGACATCTTAACCTCCCGAGCATCAAAGCAAACAGCAAAGAGTCCCAGCCTGACAGTGGGACTTATTCATGAATATTTACAGCATATAGCTGTAAATGGTCGCTGGAAGATAAGACGTGATGGTCGTAAAGAATTTGTTTCGCAAACTCTTTGTAAGGTGCCCGAGGAATTACATGCTTCATTTAAAGATACCAAAACCTGTTGTCCGATTTGCGGTACGGACTGGGGTGAGGATTTGTGTACGAGGAGGTGAAGAGCATGGGTGTATAACCTCAGAAAGACGAGCCAGAGAATGAGGAGGTGAGTTTTATTACTCCGTTTGAAGTACAGGATAAAATTTTTCGTGAATTTACTCATGATATGGCTTTAATGACCCTAGTGAGTAATCCGGCAGATGACGACAGCAAAAATAAGCGATTCCGTAGAACTGCGGCTATGCCGGTAGCAATTGATGCCGATCAGTTACCATTTCTGAGCTTTGTATTCAGACCGGAAAAACCGGAAGTAGAAAACTATTTTCGCAATAACACCACGCTGGAGATTTGTATCTATGCAGCTACCCGTAATGAAGCAGCTGCAGTGCACAAAGAAGTAACAAGAGTGTTGCAAGCCCGTTTTCCGGACATGCCTATTATCACAGAGGGGCAGAAGCATGCAGATCCCTGGGATGTATTCCAATACAGTATTCGCTATCAACCGCTGGTAAATAACTAGCAGTTATATAAATTAATAATAAAGGATGGATGTAAAAATGGTAATGATGCCTGATTTAATTTTTCATGGAGTTGGCGTTAGTCAATTAGTATTTACCGATGGTTCTTTTGTTAATATCAATAAATCGCAGGATCTGCAGATTGCAGCCACTGTAACCGAGCAGAAAGTAAATGGTGGCGACTCACTCTACTCGCTGCTGACTTTTGCCAGTGAAAAAACTGCAAAGCTGACTATTACAGATGCTGTTTTTAAATTGGAAGGGATTAAAGCAGCTACCGGATCAACTATTACTTCAGGTGCTGAAGTATGGGTAACATCAGATAAGAAAGCAATCGCAACCGGAACTTGCACACTAAACAAAACGGCCAATCTATTGCTGGATACGGTAGTAGCAAATGTAGTCGAAACGGGAGTGACGCTTGTTAAGACTTCCGGTACTCCTGCTGCGAATGAGTTTAAGGTTAGTGCTGCCGGTGTAGTAACTGTTGATACTTCGCTTAATGGTAAAACAGTGGAATTCTCTTACTATTATACAGATGCGAGCGGACAAGCCGTACATCATTTAGAAAATGATATTCCTAAAGTGGCTGAATTCCGGCATACCCTTATTTCCGACCAGATGGATGATGGCAAGCGCTATAAAATTGACATTCGTGCTTATCGCTGTAAAGCAAATGGCGCATATACATATGATGCAAAACGTGGCGCTGCTTTTGCTCCAAAGCTTGAATTTGAAATTTTGGATTCCGGCCGGGCTGATAAACGCGTCGTTTCTTATAATGTTACGGAATATGTAGATTAAGCTAAGGGAGGGGCGTAAGCCCCTCTTTATTCGTTAAGGAGGCAGCTATGGCTGATGTTTATACGGCGTTTGAAGTCATTGTAGACCGCAATGGCAACGAGCATTTCATTTATGCTGCAATGCTTGAGTGGAAAGATAAAATTCGTTACTTTATGAAGAAACTGGATTATCCTGATATATTAGCTTACGATATTTTAAAATCTAAAGTCAATCACGATGGCAGTATTTCCAGGATGTATAGTGAGGAAGGCTATGAGGCGATTCTGGAAATGATTTATCTTGCGGTAAACAAAAAAGAAACCAAGGAAGAAATTCGAGGGTGGCTTGATTTGCGAACGGCAAGACAAATCATTGATGTCTTTCTGGATGTATCACACTACAAAAGAACGGGCAGCAGTGAGCAGGAGAAAGAGCCGGAGTGGAACAGGCTTATTGCCTTTTTAATACAGGAAACATCGTTGACTTTGCAGGATATTAAACAAATGAGTATTCCCGAGATCGAAGCCACTATTGAAGGGATTAATAGGAATAATAAACAGCAGGAAGCTAAAGAACAACTGACCGGTGTTGACGCGATCCAAGCACTACAAAAAATGCAAGGTAAGTTCTAATCAAATCTTTATGGGTTTCGTCATAATCGCTAAAAACAACAGGGAGTTGGTGAAGTTGGCAAATGACAATGATAAAAAAGAAAAAGAAAGATGGGAAAGAATTAGAAAAGAAGCTTCAGAAATAGTATCTGCAATCGTTGTAAAAGGTGAGCAAATCAGAACTAAATGGAAGGCCTTATTAGATGGTTTACTCGAAGATGCTATTAAATCAATATTTAAGGTCGAAAATAATAATCCATCATTCCTGAGCAGACTTTTTGGGATATTTGGTGGTAAAAAGGAAAAGGACACAAAAGAGGAGACCGCAACTCCTGTTAAGTCAGAAAACACTGCTAAAGCTGCCGAACCAGATAAGATAAAGGAGACCGGCAAGTCTGCTGATAAAGATAAGACCACAGAAAGCAGTGGAGAAAAACGCAAATGGGAAAAAATTAGAGAAGAACTTTCAGTGCTAAGTACTGATATATTTGTTAAAGGGGCAAATATAAAAGATAAATGGAAGGTTTTGCTCGATGGGTTAAAAACGGATGCTATTAAATCTTTATTTCGTATTGAAAACAAGGAACCATCTTTGCTGAGCCGGATATTCAAATTATTTGGTTATCATTATGGCGGTGTAGTGACTAAATATCCTCAGCTAATGCATGAGGGCGGAATGGTCAAGCCAGACATTAAGGAAGATGAGGTAATAAGAAAGCTGAAAGTAGGAGAAAGAGTCTTAACAGTCGATTCCAATAAAGCTTTTGAGACTTTTATGAGAAGCGGTACAGATGTTGTACCCTATCTCAAAAATCCTGCTTTAGCAAAAAGTTCGTCAATGAGCCTTCAGGTACAGCAGTCGGAAAAACATATTCAGGAATTGCAGCGGCAGAATGAACTGATGATTCAACAAAATCAGATGATTTTCCAATTAGTTACTGATGGTTCTAACGGACAAACCACTGTTGCTCAGCCGATTGTTATGCAGCAGCAGATGTCGATGGATGAACTCGCAGCCATGCTGAATAAAATGAAGCGTTATGGCTACCGGTACTAATGCGTGGTTACAATGGTGAGACAAGATAACAATTTCATCGGTATTCCATGGAAGTTTAATGGGCGTGATAAGAATAGCGGTGTCGATTGCATAGGACTTTTAGTGGAATTTTATAAAACCCATCAGTGGCAGCCTTCATTTGATGATGGCAAGCTTATTGACAGGGAATGGTTTGTAAAAGAAAAATATCGCATGCTGCGGTATTTTATTAAATACTTTGAGAAGACTCGCAGCATTGCGGCATTAGAATATGGCGATATCGTGCTTTTTGAAGTTTATGGTGAGCATCATACTGGTATATACTTGGAATATGATAAGTTTTTGAGTACATTTCCCCCTAAGAATGCTACTGTAACTTCATATAGTTTTATAGACAGGCTGTCCTATTGGGGACAGTTTTTTGTTTGCGGATTTAAACGTAGGAAAGCGGGTGAATGATCATAGAAACATTTATTTGGAACTATAAAGGTGAATGTGAAAAAGGAACTGAGTTCGCTAATCGTGTGATACAGTTCGAGTCTTCAAAAAAACAAATTCAAAAAATAGCAATGACTCCACAAGTTCAATGGAAGTTTCAGTTAGCAGGCTTGAATGAAGACCGGCTGGAGTTAGAAGCTTTCTTTGACAGACACTACGGAAATGCTGATGCATTTTACTGGACTGACCCGGACGGGGTCCAGCAAACTGTGAGATTTGCGCAAAATAAGCTGCCCATTACCTTGATTAGAGAATTACATGATCCAATTGGCTATAAGGCAGAAATTATCCTGGAGAAGGTGGTATAAATGCAAATACTTCCGGTATCGTTAGCTGCCGAAAAGGAAAAGGATGCCCCTTTTCTAATAACACTGCTCCGGGTGCTGGTACAGCCTCAGCCTTTGTATTTGGCAATAGCTGATCAGGATATATTTTTTGACGGTCAGCATTACACTGCATTTCCCGTGGAAATAGGTGCAAAAAAAACAGGGGTAGACTCTAAGATTGATAATGTGGAATTGACTATCAGCAATGCCGGTGACGAATTTTCGTTAGCCTTATTTCAGTCTTTTGATTTTAGAGGAAAGCAGATACAATTACTGGAAATCGCCTATCCAGCATCAATAACTACAGGTGAGTATCGCTATGTTTTTGTTGGCGATATGGATAGTCCATCCCTAGACTGCGGCAAAGGGGTATTTAAAGTAACCTGCCGGGCGGGGATTCCGACAATTCCTACCGGAAGGACCACGATGCTTTCTTGCAACGCGGTGTTTGCCGATCCTGATGATTGCGGTATGGCAAAAGAGCTAACAAGAGGAATTGTTCAAAGTGGCAGTAATAGTCATACCGTCGTTATTCAACAAATCAAATCAGATGACTACTGGAAGGACGGTCATATCACTGTTGGCTTTGAAACACGGAAAATCAAAAGCAACAGCGGTAATTCAGTTAAGGTTGAATACCCGTTTCTCATTCCTGTTGAGGGCCAGTATGAGATTAGCCGCGGTTGTGATAAAAACCAGTCCACTTGCATTAACCGCTTTAATAATGGAGCTAATTTTTCCGGCTTCGTAGCCATTCCGTGGGAAATGATTATTCGCAGCTGATTTTAGGAAAGGAGGTCGCTTATGGGTAAAAGTAAAGGTAAGATATTATTTAGTATTGCAGGATTCTTTTTGGGAGCCGGTGGAGCAGGGCAAAAACTATTTGGATTAGCAGGGCGCTCGCTACAGGCAGGCTTATACGGTATGAGCATGGCTTCTACGTTATGGTCAATAACGAACCCGATAAAGCCGCCAAGTTATTCTACGGAAACTCCCTTTGATCAATATATGAATGAAGTTTCGTCAGATGCAGTGATTCCTGTCGTATATGGTACACGGAAGGTCGGGGGACTGCAAACATATCACCAGACATCATCGGATAGTAAAACGCTGACTAAAGATGTTTTGCTGGCTGAAGGCGAGATTGCGTCAATATACGGAGCAACGGCTAACAGCTTGCTGATTTCGCAAGGTTCGGTATTTTCCATTCATAATAGCCTTTATGAGGATGCGACTATTGAAATAAGCAACAAGAAGCTGAAGCTGAAAGCCAATGGCACCACAGCGGAAATTGCCCTGCTGGATCAAAATAGTCTTAAATCAGATGGCTCCAATGACTATTCCTGTACCATTTCAAAGCTGATTCAGTATTTGACGGAATATGGTTACAGCAATGGACTTAAAGCAAAAGGATGGGTAATTTCCAACACCGTTCATGTAGAATCGGCACCCAGTAAGATTCTGCAGGTAGCAAATACGACAACTGTAACTGATAGTGAAGGAAATGAAACTATTCTTTATAGCGGGAAGAACTGCTATAACAATCCTATTGCTGTTGAAACGACAGGATTGCCGAGCTGTTCTTATGTTTTCAAAAGCGGTGCAAAAGATCAATTGCCACCTAACAATTATTTGAAGACAGGCAGTTATAAGAACATGGCCTATGTTAGGGCAACGCTAAAGCAGTCCGATCAATTGCAAGGTGGAAACCCGACAATTACGGCCATAGCAAAAGGCAGTAAGGTATGGGTGTATCGCGATAACCGTTGGCAGTTTGAATGGTCTAATAATCCAGCTTGGATTGTACGGGATTATTTATTAAATAAGCGATATGGTTTAGGGCGATGGATCGATGCAACTATGCTGGATGAAGCTGCTTTTCGGGAAGCGGCTGATTATTGTGATCAGCTTATCTCTTTCAAAGATGTTGACGGGAAAATCCGTCAGGAAAAAAGATTGCAGCTTGATATTGCTCTAACGGAAAAGAAGAATGCTATTGAAAATCTACAAGATATGTTTGCTAATATCGGCGGCTTTTTGGTCTTAGCCAACAATAAAATTTCCCTGCGGATTGAAAAGTCAACAGCTGCTTCTTATCATTTTTCCGATGATACAATTGTCCGGGATTCCGTATCTTTTACGCAGACCTCGTTGGAAGATACTCCCAATAAGTATATCATTAAATACATTGATCCGCTGGCTAACTGGACTGCAGTTCCTGTTCTAATCGAAGATACGGTAGAACAGGAAGAACGGGGAAAAATAATTGAAAAAGATATTGAATTAAAGGGGACTATCAGGCAGACGCAAGCTAAACGCATTGGGAATCTAAATAAGAATCTTAATAAGCTATGCAGTTTGATTATTGAATTTAGCACCGGCACCTACGCAGCTCATTTAGAGCCTGGTGATGTTGTTACTGTTTCTTACCGGAACTATTTCAGTGATAAGCCCTTTCGTATTGTAGAAATACAGGAGCAAAAGGGCGTTTATGAAATAAAGGCCAGGGAATACAATGAAAGTGTATACGATGATGATTATTTAGCTGAGATTGAAGTCAAAAATTATACGAATTTACCTAATGCATTGACAGATACTATTCCAGACGTGTCTGAAATTCAATTGACGCAGACTTTTTATAAACAAAGGGATGGAACTATTGTATCCGATATAGCCGGCGCTTGTACGCTGCCTAACTATCCTTACTTAAACAAGGTAGCAGTGTATTATTCGATCGACAACGGCAACACGTGGGTATTTTATGGAGACACGGCAAATGAGCATTTTGTTATTCATAATGCGAGAACGATGACGGCATATTTAGTGAAGCTTGTTGTGGAAAATAGTGTGGGCCGTAGATCGGAAGGGGCTATCTCCCAGTCTATCTTTGTAACCGGTAAGGATAATCCCCCTGCTAATGTGACTGGACTTTCGGCTGCCATCGATCCTCTCGACTGTACAAAAGTAAATTTGAAGTGGGATAAGGCAGAAGATGTAGACTTGAACCGCTACAGTCTTCGATATGGACCTGTCTGGGAAAGCGGCACCGTTATTAGTGATACCGTGTTCGATAATCAATATACCTTCGCTATGCCGGCAAGCGGTACGTATAATTTCCTGGTGTGTGCGGCAGATAACAGTAATAACTACTCTAGTACTCCGGCAAGTGTTTTAATAACGCAAAAAGTTGAGCCTGCCGATGTGGCCGGCTTTTCTATAGCAGTCCAGGAGACTGATCGAAGTCGCCTGTTGTTAACTTGGGAGCCTAATAGTGAAAAAGATATTTCTTATTATGAGATTAGGCAAGGAGCTAATTGGACTATTGCGCAAATTATTGCTACTCAGCTAAAAGCTACATCTTTCTTATATCAGTTATCAGCAGAAGGCAGTCAGACGTACCTGATAAAAGCAGTTAATTTAGCTGGTCATTCCAGTGCCAATGCTGCAGTACAAATCAAACAAGTGATATTGCGGCCCGACGCACCGGCAAACCTGGCAGCTATTCAGGATATTAGAGACAGCAGTATACTAAAACTGACCTGGTCAGCCTCGCCTGGTAAAGACATTGATAGTTATGAGATTCGCCGTGGAACTATTTGGGATATGGCAGAGCAGATTGATATTACACGGGAGACTTCTTACCGGTATGCAATAGCGGAAAGCGGCAGTTTTACCATCATGATTCGGGCAAAGACAGTTGCCGGTTATTTATCGAATGTGGCTAATCTGTTTGTATCGGCAATGGTAGAAGCAGACGATGTTAGTGGCTTTACAGCTGTACAGAGCATGGCGGACAGGACGAAGATCAGACTAATGTGGGATAATCCGATCAGCTTAGATGTGGCATACCATGAGATTCGTGAAGGAGTTAGTTGGGATGCCGGAACAATAATTAACAAGCGTGTTACCGGAACATTTTACGAAACGACTATTTCTAAAGAAGGAGAACATATCTACTGGATTAAGGCAGTTACGGTAGCCGGCAGGTACAGTAGAAATGCCGTTCAGTATGATGGCATCTTTAGTCTGCGCCCGAAGGCAGTGACTAATATTCAATTGATGCAGGACATCAATGACAAATCACTGGTCAATATTACCTACGAGGCCACACCGGAAAGTGATTTAGCAAACTATGAATTGCGGGTAGGATACGTCTGGGAAGATGCGGTGAAAATCGGTGAAACCAAAGAAATTCACTGGACATACCGGCCGGAGAAAACTGGAGATGTAAAAATAATGGTCAAAGCACTAAATGCTGCCGGTTATTATTCCGATGAGGCAAGTGCCCGCTTATATGTGACCTTGGAGCCAGCCAATGTAAGCGGATTCCGGATTTTTCAGAACGGCGAAAGGTTAGCATTCGTCTGGGATAAAGTACCTGAAAATGATGTGGTAGGGTATGAGTTGCGGGAAGGTAGTAATTTTGACAATGGTGTAGTTATTGCAACCGGTATTACACTAACTCAATACCAGCTTACTGTAGATACGGAAATATTGCGCAGATTTCACATTAAAGCAATGAATCGCAGTGGCTGCTATAGCCGCTTGGCAGCAACAGCAACTATCGCCGTAACGGATTTGCCTCCAAAAAACGTTATTGAGACATTTGATGAGATTGAGTTACAAACAGGGGAGCATACAGGAACCGAGTTCGGACCTTCTTTGATTACCTTTGCCACATTGCCAGGGCGCTTTAGTGACTATCCAGACACCAAGTTTTCGGATATCGGTGGTGCAACTGTACTAACGCTTGCAAAAAAGAATGGACATTATCAGGAAACGGGTACTTATACATGCGCCCGGAAGGATATCGGGCAAGTTATTACGGCGAATATTAGTTCTGTATTTCAGCCAAGTGTTCTATATGCCGCAGGTACGGCAGCCGGATTGGAATACCGGTTGTCGCGGGATAACATAACTTGGACAGACTGGCAGCCTTTTCAGCCATTAGAGGCAACTTTTCGCTATGCCGATTTCCGGGTTGTTTTAGTAACGCAGGATACAACGAAAACTCCGGAAGTTAATCAATTGATAATCCGTATGGATGTACCAGATAAGGATATTGCTAGAACTGTTACCGTACCTGTAGGCGGAATTACTGCATCTTATGGTTATACGTTTTATGAAGTGCCTGTTGTAACTCCTACTGCTGAGGGAATAAGCAGTAGAGCTACCTGGTCAGCAAAAACTAAGTCGGATGTGAGGTTACAGGTGTTCAGCACGGTAACGGGCACCGATACAGGTGGTATAGTAGATTTGCGGGTAAAGGGCTATTAAAAAGTAGCCCTTTTTTATTTTAAGGAGTGAAGATTATGGCATATACAGGACTGAAACCGGCAGATACTCAAACGCTTGCCCAAGGACCCGCGGATATCCGTAATGAGCTAGAAGGACTCGTTACAGGACAAGTTGTTGATGCTGGACTATTAAACGGGATAGCTGCCGGTAACGCAGCCGGTAAAATACCGATTTCTAATGGAATGCTTAATATAAATTTAAATGCCGACAAGGTCGATGGAATGGACGCAAGTGCTTTTGCTGCTGCCGGACATACTCATAATGCGGCAACTACGGAAATCAGTGGGTTTATGAGTACTACTGATAAGTCGAAGCTTGATGGCATTGCCACTGGTGCTCAAGTAAATCAAAATACCTTCAGCAATGTACGAGTGGGCAGTACAACCATCCAAGCAGATAGTGCAGCTGACACACTGGAATTATTGGCGGGGAATAATATTGCGTTAACGCCGGATGCAACGAATGACAGAGTGACAATAGCCGTGACCGGTAAGGTTGCTAATGCCGCAATCGCCGATACAGCAGCTGCTTGTACCGGAAATGCGGCAACAGCCACGATGGCAAGTTTATGTACAGGTAATGCAGCTACTGCAACTAAGTTAGCAACTGCTAGAACGATAACAATAAGCGGCAAAGCGGCGGGAACAGCAACAGCTTTTGATGGGAACAGCAACATCACGATACCTATTACAGCGATTACTGCGGATACTTGTACCGGCAATGCAGCTACTGCTTCTTCAGCAGTGATATGTACTGGTAATGCAGCAACGGCAACGAGACTTGCATCAAGTAGAAACATATCATTAGCAGGTGATGTGACAGGGGGTGCCTCCTTCGATGGTTCTGCCAATATTGTTATATCGGCCACTGTTGCTGATGATAGTCATAAGCATACTGCAAATACGCTGGATATTAAGAATGACTGGTGGCAATTTGTCAATAAAGTGACGATTGGTGCCGATACGGCATCCTTTACTATTTCCGAATTGGATATGGCTAGTAAAGAATATATGTTCCAAATTGATACTTTAGGATGTGCGTATGCGTCAACAGGAGGATATTACTTATATGTTTATCCGAATACAACGACACAAACAAATACCTCTGATTATGGATATGTTGCTACTTCGGGAAAAGGAGAAGGTAATCGATACACGTTAATATGTGGTACATTGTACAATTCGGAGTATCCACCAGAAAATAAGAGCATTAGCAGAAGAACAATTTGCGCCTGGGTAACGAAAGATAATTATGCACAAATGCAATTAATGCCAACCTTTGATTCTTATTACGGTTTTACAAATGCTATTTATATGTCAGCAAATCAAATTACGGCCTCCGCTTGGAATTCTGTTACATTTTATAGCACAAACGGTGGCAGCAATGCTGCTTTAGTAGTAGGAATTCGTTCAGGCACGGTTTGCAGGGTTTATTCCAGGCCAGGAAATTAGTAAAGAAAAATAATAGGTACAAGTGCTTTACAGGATTAGGAGATGTTCTAGATAGGGAGTGAAGAATTTGGGATATACAGGACTTAAACCGGCCGATACGCAGACAATCGCACAGGGGCCGGCAGATATTCGTGATGAATTAGCAGGGCTCGCAACCGGGCAAGTGGTGAATGCAGGAATGCTGAATGGCATTTCTGCTGGTAATGCATCTGGTAAGATTCCGGTTTCAAATGGAACAGTCAATACAAATTTAAATGCTGATAAGCTGGATGGGCTGGATGCAAGCGCTTTTGCTTCTGCTAGCCATACACATAATATCGCAACTACATCAAGTAATGGAATTATGAGTAATACGGACAAGGCTAAATTAGATGGAATTGCTGCAGGTGCTCAAGTCAACCAAAATGCATTTAGTAATGTCTTGGTTGGTAGTACAACAATACAGGCTGATAATATTGCCGATACTTTGGAACTCGTAGCTGGAAATAACATTAGTTTAACACCGGATGCGACAAATGACCGGGTGACGATCGCGGTGACCGGTACTGTGGCGGCTGCTGCTACGGCCGCAGCTTGTACCGGAAATGCAACAAGCGCAACTACGGCGGCAAATTGCACTGGCAATTCTGCTACAGCAACTAAATTGGCTTTTGCCAGGACAATAGCTTTAAACGGAAAAGTTACGGGAACGGCAACAGGTTTCGACGGCAGTGGAAATATAACAATACCTGTTACCTCTGTTATGGCAGATAGCTGTACAGGTAATGCTGCAACAGCGACTAAATTGGCGACAACAAGAACAATTACCCTAACAGGTGATGTTACAGGTGCAACAACCTTTGATGGATCGGGAAACGCTTCTATAGCAACTACTGTCACAACAGGTATGCCCGTTGGATTTACCTTTGCGATTTTGGCTAATACACCACCAGCAGGTTGCCTGCGGATAGATCAAGGATCTTTGGTTAGTCGTTCTGCTTATCCCGATTTATGGACGTGGGTACAAGCGAATGCCCCACTAATAACTGAAACAGCGTGGCAAGCGCAAGCGGCAGCACAATCTTCAGTAGGAGCGTATTCTAGTGGGGATGGAAGCACAACATTCCGATTGCCGAGAATTGTAGATTTTGTTCGTGGTTCAGATGCTACTAGAACGCCTGGAGCCTGGCAAGAGGATGCAATGCAAAATGTTATAGGCCAATTTGGAGCTAAAGCAGCTGGTGATAATACACCAACAGGTCCATTCTATGCAATTGTTCCAAACAGTGGCGGTTCATCCGATCATAGTGCTCCTGGTCCCGAACTAATAGGATTTGATCTTTCGCGTGCTGCAAGAACTGCAGATGAGACTCGGCCTAAAAGCGTAGCTATGCTCTATTGTGTAAAAGCATTTGGTGTCGCAACTAACCAAGGCGCAGTTGATGTTACTGCGTTAGCAAACCAGATAAATACCAAAATTGATAAAGCAGATAGTGGATATGGTACTAAGGTGTGGGTATCAGGAGAGTATACACCTGTAGTTAATACATCAATGATAGTTAGTCATGGTTTGGCAATAGACCCTTTAAAATGCAGGTGTGATGTGCTTTTAAAATGCATAAATGCGGAAGCTGGCTATTCTGTAGGCGATTATGCAATAAATATATGTACATTAGGATCAGGTTCTGAGGCTTATGCCCCGCTTACCCCTGCCCTGGGAACATCAACAATACAAATAAACAATGGGGGTATTAGAGCCTTTAATAAAGCAACGGGGACAATAGCGGTATTGACAGTTGCTAAATGGGCGTATGTTTTTAGAGTCTGGTATTAAATAGGGCCCTCGGGGCTCTATTTTTATTGGGAGGGATATTTTTGGGAGAAATAGCAGAAAGCGTTTTCAAAGCAGCTAAGGGAGCTGCACACTCACTTGTCGATGTGGCATTGGCAAAAATATCTGTGGCAGGTTTGTTGGCCGTTATTTTCAGCAGTCACGGCACCGCGCTGATGGCGTTTGTGGTACTGATTCTGATTGATCTGGCAACAAAGTGGCTGGCGTTGTCCTACCGTTACTTGCTCGATCAGGGAGTATGTGAGGCACAGGCCGGTCTCTGGCAATGCGCCCGGAGTATGACTAATGCCTTTAATCATAAATACATCACGTCGGAGATGATGAAAACGAAGTTTGCCGGGAAAATCATTTTGTATATGATTTTAGTTGCCGCCGTCGTCCATGTGGATGTTATGGTAGGCGGCGAGGGAATTTTTCTGAAGGCAGCCTGGTATTACCTTGCTGCCACCGAGGCAGTCAGTATTATCGAGAACCTGCGCGACTCCGGCGTACAGAGCTTGGAGCCGCTGCTTGTCTTCATCCGGTCCAAGCTGGGAGGGTTGAAATAATGACACCAGAAGAATTTGTCAGTTGGCTGGCACCGGCGGCGCAGACAATCTGCAGCCGCTACCGGCTGTATGCCAGTGTTTGCATTGCTCAGGCGGCCATCGAAAGCGGCTGGGGCCGCTATACGATCGGTGACTATAATATTTTTGGCAGGAAAGCAGTTGATGGTGACTTGTTCACCGAAGTAGTCACGGAAGAATATTACGATGATGAATTGGTCACGATTGTCGATAAATTTAAATTATATAACTCGTTGGAGGAAGCCATTGAGGACTGGTGCATCTTGCTGACGGAAGAGCCGGTGTATGTCAATAATGTAGACTGTTCCTCAAGAGAGGCTTTTGTCGAAACCATGGCGCCCATTTATGCGACTAATCCCCGCTATGCCAGGGATATTAGCGCAACAATTGCTGCCAATGAATTGGAGCAGTATGATGATTAA